ACCAGCTTATATTTTCGGGCATGTTGCACCTCCTGTTCATTTATTTGCGGGCAAAATAAAAGGCCCCGTGTTTCAGGGGCCTGTGGGTTAGAGGGGGAGTTCCTCATCTACCTCGTCATTAGTGAGGGTTTCCTGAGTGACAGGCTTGGGAGGAATGTAGTTGACATTGCGGTATTCCTGGTTGTTGATTGTAGTGTAAGAAACCCAGATTTTAAAGGGATTAGCCATTAGATACGCCATGATTTCCTGGATAGATACGCTACGATCTTCCCAACCAAGCTGCTTCTTAATGTGGTTAACAAAGATTTGAAACCCCGTTTCAAATCGATTGTCAACAATGATGCGATCTTCGAGCTTAAGTTCTAAGCGAACGTAAGGCTCGTCCTTGATGGTTTTTGGTTCGACCCAACGGTGTGCCTGGAGAATAGCCTGGTGTTCACCGGGTGTAAGTTTAGCAAGAGCAACACCATGATGATAAAAATCTCTGAAGGACATAGCTGTATTCGTCACCGGGTTAGCTGTTGCCTGAGGTGCTGCATTCTGCGGAGCGGGAGTTGTAGTTCTCTCTTTTGTTGGTTTCATAGCCATGGGGATCTCTCCTTTACTGATTATTTTGGACGGTGGCTTTCAGCCCCGTCACCCCTTTATCGGGGATTTTTTTTAGTCTTTAATGTAAATATCCGCGATACGGATGTGGAAACCGTATCGTTTTTTAAGTACGAACCGAGCTTGCCGTTCTGAGTAAGCTTGAAGTTCAATGCGGAGCGGCTGGTCTCGGTTTACGATGTACGCTACGAAGGTGAGCTTGGTGTCGAGTGGGGATGAGCGTCGGTTGCGCTCATCCTGAGCTGGGCTTATGATCTGCATAGTTATCACCTCCCACCTTTATGAACTACAATACAACGATCATCTAAAATCGGGAGTAACAGAGGTCGGATATCCGTCCAGTTCAAACGTCCATTTCCGCAACCTGGCCGAGGAATCGCAATTTCAGAGATCCCGAACTTATCTAAACGTTGCATCAGCAATTGGGCTGAAGCAACAATCAATGCAGGATCAGCTGGCTCCCACCAATTATGCTTAACTGGAAAGCTGAAGATACGGTGGGGGCCCCAACAACCTAGATTAAATGGGATATTACCATACTGCCTGATATACCGTCCTAGTTTAGCCGGGAGCTGTGGGTATAACTGCTTGGCAGTTAAAGCGCAACCGCGTCCCATTACACATTCACCTGTAGACTTAACAAAGCCATTCGTAGTAATCGCAATTACAGGGAACTCAAATAAATCCACACCAATCAATTCACGCATAATCAATACCTCCAATATTATTTTATAAATAAATTATCAGTCATAAAATATCTGATAGTTTTTTTTACCACGATGAAATTTTGCAAGTTCATAATGCAAATCCTGCATTTTTGATTGAAATTGGTAAATATTAGGGTAGAATAATTTTGTTCTATTTCGTTAGGTCAACGAAAGTGAATTTTTAAAATAGGCTCAAAAGTTACACTTTTTTTGTATCAAAAGTAGAATGTTTTTATTCCCCATACCGAATAAGTGTTCGGAGAAAGTTTTTTTTCTACTTTGGTTACACTTTTCTTGTCTATTTTGGACGTTTTACAAAATTTTTTTTTTTCGAGTTCTCGGGAACTACACTTTTTTTTCTACTTTGGTTACATTATTTTTTCTACCACAAAATTTGGTAAATGAAAGATAGAAGTGTAGATCCTGCATTTTATATATATTTATATTATTATTATTATTTATTATTATTATTATATATTATAATATATGTATATATTATACATATATAAAGCTATAACCCTCAAATATAACATAGCTTTTCATAATTGTCAAGCATTTTTTTTTATACAGTAGAGGCTACGATAGCAGTAGAGGTTACGATAACAAAATCAGTACGATAGAGATAATGAGGGCAGTTTATAGACATGCCCAGGTCTTTGGGGAATTAGGCTGTTCTCTTGGAATAGATGAGGTGGTAATTGAGGTTGGTTTCATATATAGCTTTCTTTAAGCTGTGCTCCGGATGTAGTTCTTGGTATGCTGTTAGCATTTCCATGAAGATGTCTAGGTCAGGCAGGATGATTTCAGTCGGGGTGTCAGTCGGTTGTAATGGCCTATTCCACCAGTCGTCCGCTTTGATGGTGTTACTGGGATCGTTTAGCTTGTCTGTGACTATGAGGTTTTCTTCGTAGTCTTCTGTTAGCAGCTCATACTCGTCATTTTCCAGGTCGTATATATAAGTGTTGAAGCAATGCGGGCATGTGACCTGTTGAGCTTTTTCTAAATAGTAGCCTGAGTTGCCTAGGGCTTCGTAATAGATTGAAGTCGGTGATATTGCTGTTTGGTCATAGATGGATACAGGGTGTCCGCATTCACAGATTATCTGTGAGGGGTTCGTTATTGGTTCTTGTATCTGTTCGTAATACTTGAGTTGAGTATACAAGGAAGCTATGTCTTTGCTGTGGTATTTAGGGTCGTCAAAATGCTTCCGAGTAACAGTATGTGTGCCGTCTTTGTGGAAGATCATTGTTGTCTGTGGCTCAGTGACCGGGAAGTTAATATCCAGCTCATAAGCTGGTGCCCATGTTAAGATGTAGTCTAGTGCTGTGTCTGCTGCGGGGCCAAGGTAGTATTGAAGTGAAACAGGAGTGTAAGATTCCAGTTGCCTAAGCTGGTAATGTTCTTTCAGGAGTTTGTTGTATTCACTGAGCTGATCGTTGAGAAGTTCCCAATATGCTGCCTGCATCTGTCCATTGGATTGGACGGGTTGTAGTGTGATTTTGTAGTCTAGGCTTAGGTCGTGGAGTTGGACTCTGATGCCGTTAGATAAAGCATACTGTGTGAAGTCTTTTATAGATTGCGCAGGCGTGATGTTAGTCAGGAAGTCGAAGTATCTGAATGAGATGTGGAATGGTTCGTTGAGTAACAATTTCCAGATCAAAGTGTGTAATGGTTTAATCTCTTTGGTGTATTTGGGGTTAGGCTCTCCTGTTTGAGGATTGATTCGTCCGTAGTATGGGTTGTTGTATGCTAGGATTGGATTGTCTTTGGAGTTGTCTAGGAGTAGATAGTTTTTATCTAGGAAGCTGCGTTGTTCTTCTTTAGTGAAAGGTATCTCTGAGTAGACCACGGTGTGATTCTGGATGTGCTTGAGAATTTTGTAATTAGCGTTGGCGTTGGTATTCATAGTATCTCCTTTCTTACTGCTCGGTTTATTGACATGAGCTGGTCGTAATTTGTTATGGTTCCTTAGTTTAGTGGCAGGCTGCGGGCGGGAGGGGATCTGATGTTCATGGTTAAAAAACCTCCTTTCTTAAAAATATATTGGGTAAATAGGGGGGTCGGGTTTAAAATTGCCCCTTGCGGATGCTCTCACGATATGCGCCCGGATATGAATGTGTGTGTTCTTCTTTTCCCTCACTAATAAAATCACATTTCATTTTCATTTTTATCATGCATAACTGTCCACAGCTTGACCCCCTGCCCTTTAAAGTGGTATATTATAGTTAATATGAAGGAGGTGCCTCATGAAAAATACAACAGTTCACATTCAAGTCCAAGACAACAAGGTAAGTATTTCTTATAACCACGCCATTACGCTTCCAGACTTCATTACGCTGATGTCCACCGCAATCTTGTCTGCAATGCAGCAAACGGTGGCAAATATTCCCGAAGCGGAAAGAGAACGTGCCAAGGAAGAAATCTATGACATGTATAATGCAGCAGCTTCCAACACCCTGCATTACTTCGCACCCGAGATCGACATGAGGCCGCATCTCACAACTCAGGCTATTCTTGAAGCTGAGAACGCCATCATTGAGAGGATGTGTCAAACTGAAGCGTGTGAGAAAACTTCGGAAGTCAATAACGTCGTTACGTTCCCCGGAAAAGTTGAGGTGAAATAAGCGTGCGTGACTTTTCCCATTGCCCCCGATGTGGAGCATCCACCCGGCCCACCCGGGCGTTCTCAGGAGCGGTCAGTGAATTCTGGTTGGAATGCTCCCGGTGTAATACTTACATAAACACTTATATACCGCAAGAGCATCAGGAAGCTGTCCACCGGGATTCCCACAGATACATCGGGAACTTCGGTGGGTACGGCACTGGGAAAACCACCACCTCCAGAGAAGAAGTTCTGAAGCATATCTTCATTACCCCTAAGGGGAACACCTTGATCGGGGCTAACGTCGCCTCACAGTACGAGCAGACTATCAAAAGAGATTTGGAGGCGGATCTGCCGGCGGATTTCGTGGCAGATTACTCCACTCAGAAAGCTTATATTGACATTGTTAACGGGCACCGCATCATGTTCAGGCCGTTTGATGATCCTGACAAGCTCCGTTCCTACAATCTTTCCATGTTCGTAATCGTTGAAGCATCTGAAACCAAGGCCGAAACCATGACTCAGCTCAAGACTCGTCTGAGAAATACGGCGGCAGGGGTACCCAAACGAGATGCAAACGGGGAAATCGTCTATAAGCTCACCAAAAATAAGGTGCCGGTACCTGTTATGGAGTTTGATTGGCGTAAAGGAATCATAGAATCCAACCCGGATGCCGGCTGGGTGCGCTCAGAAATCCTCATGGCTTCCGAAAAGATCGTCAAGCACGGTAAGGTTCTGGACAATTACGTTCAAATGCCCTCTGAAATCGACCCGGCAATCTCCTCTCATGTAGCTTCTACTGATGTAAACGCCTTTTTACCCGAAGGATTCATACAGGAACTCATCAAAAACAAGCCTGCGTGGTGGGTGAACCGGTTTATTCTCTCCTCGTTCAGCTATGCAGAGGGTCTAGTGTACCCATCAGCCATGAAAGCAGTTATCCCGGACTTCAAAATTAACCCTGGATGGCGCAGATTGGTGGCACATGACTACGGATTATCTGATACAGCCACCTTTGTCTTCGGAGCGGTGGACGAACATGAGGGAATTCTCTACATATACAAAGATGTTCGCACTAATAACCGAAATGTTGAGGAACTTGCAGCCTTATTCCATGAACATTGCGCGGATATCCCCATCGGAGCCTGGATATCTCAGCCTTTAATCGATCCGAAGTCCGCGGCCAAGCGGGATTACGACAAGAAAACTCTCGGAGACCACTACGCTGAGTACGGAATTTTCTTCAAGGCGGGACATGTCGGACTGGATGCCAGAATTTACAGGCTCAACACCTACTTTGAAACGGGCCGGATCAAGATTTTTGAATCTTGCACGGGGCTTATCAAGGAACTCAAGGATTATAAATTCAAGCCCAGGACTCTGGACGATACCGGTTGGTCTGACAAACCTGAAGACAAGAACAATCACAGCATCAACGCCTTAGAGTGGATCTGTATGGAACTCCCGGCGGATCCCCGGAAGATGTCCTATGGTATTTTGAACCGACGCGGGGAAGATGTGACCAAACCCCGGACGGAAGTAGATGATTGGCTGCCCAACGCGCTCAGCGATGAGCCGCGTGATGATTATGAGACACCATTTGATATGGTGGACTACACATTTGGAGGGTAATATGGAATATGTAATCGCTTTTCTGCTATTGGTCATTACGGTGATGATGGTGTTCAAGCGTCCGTTGGACATTAACATCAAAGTTACTCATAAGATCGAGCAGCCTCCCGCTCCGCAACTGTCTCCTGAAGAACAGAAAGAGGAGTATGACAACAAGAAGATGATGACTGAGGTTGCCAAGGTTATTCAGGATATTATGCTGGGAGGTGATCCGAATGAACATAACGGAACTCAAGGAGAAATATGATCTAGCGTACTCTTATTATGCTCCTGAACACCGGAAGCTCCGGCTGTTGGATGCTACTGATCGAGGGGAGCTGTGGAAAGCGTTAGCTGCTAAGTTCCCACCCTATCAGATTCTGCCCGACACCAACTTTATCAGTTACATCAAGAACAACTTGGTGGCCTCCATCTACACGGTTGGCAAGTCCGCGCAGATTCAACCAACATCTGAGAAAGACAAGGAGATTGTTGAGCATCTCAACATTGCTCTCGAACAGATTTGGAATCTGTCCCGGGTAGGCTACTACCAGTTCCTTGCCGGTGAGCGTGCAGCCCTCACTAATCTGGGGATCACTCAGGTTGGATGGGACGATACTCTTTCAGGAGGGTCTGGGGATTCCTTTTATCGAGGGAATATCACCCTCAAGAATATTGATCCTCTGAAGTTCATGCGGGATCCTTTCGCTCCGAGTCTTGAGACTGCGGGATGGTGTGTCTATTATGACAACTACCATAAGTCTGTGTTTCTTGAAAACCCGAAGTACAGGGAAGCTTTCAAGAAATTCTACGAGAAAAAGAAGGGGACTACCCCGGATAACATTCCGGCACACAGTCATGAGAAGCCGGCGGCATCCGCCAAGGATTACTTCACGCTCTACATATACTGGGTGAATGAAGACGGCATAATCAAGGAATACCATGTAATCAACAACGAGGAAATGCTGTGGGAGCGGGGGAAGATTCTTCCCAATGAGTACCCCTTCGCAGAACTTTACTGCAACCTGCCGGCGGGGGCCGTCATCGGTTCTTCAGAATGTCTCAAGGCATTCGCCAATAACGTGGCCTACAATCTGATGGACTCTATTGAGCTCACCGCAGAGTACAAGAATCAGCGTCCGCCCAAGTTCATCAGTTCTCAGTCCGGGTTGAACATTGCGTCCTTTAATAAGTACGGTAATGAAGCAGACCACACCTTCATTGTGCAGGGGCCTGCCGATAAAGCGGTGCATTACCACCAGTTCCCTACACCCTCTGCGAATCTGCCGTCATTAAAGCTCGGACTACAACAGGGGATTCAGTTAGTCTCAGGCATTGATCAGCGTTACACTGGCAGGGACACCGGTTCTATTATCACAACGGGCGGCATCGAAGATATGCTGAACAGAGTAACCGTCATCGATATGCCCAAGATCATGACCTATGAAGCTTATACACTTCGCTTGACAAAATTGATTCTGGCGAACTTCCTTGAGTTTTCTCCGAATCGTAAGTATTTCTACAAGGATATGAAGACGAACAAGTGGAGAACTCAAGAAGTTAAGTTTCAGGATATTGATTCCAAGACATTGTTTAACTACACGATTAACATCAGCTCTGAGCTTCCTAAGAATAAAGCCCGCATTGCTCAGATGGCGAACATGATGATGGAGAAGCAGATGCAGTATGGCCCCGGTAATGGGCCACAGCTCCTGACTCAGGAAGAATGGCTGATGTTCCAGGATCTCCCCAACAGGGAGTACATGTTGGAGCGCATGGGTATCGAAAGAATGCAGAACACCGTCGAAGAAGTTTCGCAGACACTGTTCCAGTATGCTAATCTTGTGAAGCAGGGCATGGATCCTGATGCTGCAATCCTGGCAACTGCCAATAGTCTGGAACAGCGTCGGAGAGGAGAACTCCCGGAAGAACCTCCGGTTCCTCCAGTGGTAGAAGAAAATGTTCTACCTCCTACAGGCGACTTGAAAATTGTATGATGTAAAAAGTTGACACATTACAGAGGCTGTGGTAAACTGAACTTGTATAGCAAGGAAGGGTTCCACAGCCTTTTAATTGTGTGTATGTTACTTGCGAACCTCCATCCCCATTCGCCTGTGGGGAGATGAAAGGAGACAAAAGGTAGATGTTAAACAGAGACCCCGGGACATATCTTTATGGTGAGATTTTCTCTACCGCAGTTTTATCTGAGGGAGAAGGCCCACCTACCCCAGAAGATATCTGGGCCGCGTTTGGAATTACGGCTCCAAACTCGAAACCACCGGCTGACCCTCCAAGAGGGAGCGGTGAAAAAGATCCTCCACAGGATCCTCCGAAAGATCCTCCACAGGATCCTCCGAAAGATCCACAAGATCCGCCTCAAGATCCACCTGAGGACTCCGACAAAGATCCCAACAAAGATCCCAACAAAGAGCCACCTAAGGATCCTCCGAAAGATCCGCCCCCTAATAACAAGGCTGCTGCTGAATTCGCACGGATGCGTATTGAAAACAAAAAGTTGTCTACGTTGCTGGGGGATGTGGCGAAGATCCTCGGAATCCAGGATATCTCAGATCCCGACAAAATGCTGCAAGCTGTGCAGGAGAAAGTTCTTCAAGCTCAGGCCAAGGCAGCCGGAATTCCTGAAGATATTCTGAGACGACAGAAGGAGACTGAAGAAAAGCTTACTCAGTACGAACAGAACCAACTGCGTACTCAAGCTTATCTCGGATTCCAGAAGGTCATGGACACTTATAATTTGACACAAGCGCAACTCAATGCCTTTGCTGATGAATTACTTGAACAGGGCCGTAACCCGTTCACGACTCCCATGGATCTGGTCAAGGAATACCGCGATCTCCATTGGGAAGAAATTCTGGAAGCAGAGCGTGAGAAAGCCCGTCAAGAGGAAGCTGACCGTGCAGCCAAGGCTGCGAACCACAGTACACAGCCGTCCACAAAGGATGGTAAACCCGGTGGCGATCCGGCGAAGATTACCACTGTGCGCGATTTGGATATATGGATGAACAGCAAGTAATAAAATTTAGCACACGATAAAAAGGAGAGTGGACAGAATGCCTGTTACTTTAAACGCATTAAACCCTACAACCGATATCAATACCATTGTAGGTATGGTCAATCAGGCCGGGCCTGGCGTGATTGCACCGGAAGTATTTTATAGCAAGCAGCTCCTGGATACCATTCGTTATGACGCGGATAAGTATGTATACTTCAGAGTGGCGGATGCTGCACCCATTCAGGAAAGAGCAGACAAGCTGATGGTACGCAGATGGGCTCCACTCCAGGCTCATACCGTACCGCTGGCAGAGGGCGTACCTCCTAAGTCCGACAAGGGCTCGGTAGAGAAGTACGAGATCGATGCCGCTCAGTACGGTCGTTACATGGAGTTCACCGACAAGGTTGACTTCAAAGCAGTCGATCCGGTTATCGCCCATTACACCAAAGAGTATTCCTTGGTCGCAATGGAGACCCTGGATCTTCTGGCCCGTGAAGCACTGTTGTCAATCGCCAATCCGTTTTACGCTGGTCAGGCTGCAAACTTTGAAGCACTTACCACAGACAGCAAGCCTAGTATGACTGACCT